CCGATGAACTACACCAATGGTTAGGAGTCTATAAAGGAGTGACTGATGATACTTCTAAAAAGACTGCTGATGAAATGAATATCAGTAGTCCAGTAGCTAACCGTGCTATTGCACCTACAGGAAGCATTGGTATTCTTGCAGGTACAAGCACAGGAGTAGAACCAATCTTTGCTGTATCCTATAAGCGTAGGTATTTAAAAGGTGGTACACGATGGCACTACCAGTATGTAGTAGATAGTGCAGCACAGGAGTTAATTGATCTTTATGATACTAAACCAGATAACATTGAGTCTGCTCTTGATCTTGCAGGAGATTACAAAAGACGTATGAAGTTTCAAGCTGATGTTCAAGACTATGTAGATATGTCTATCTCCTCTACTATTAATCTACCATCATGGGGAAGTAAGCTGAACAATGAAGATACTGTTGTGGACTTTACTAATACTCTTGCCTCTTACGCACATCGCTTACGTGGCTTTACTGTATACCCTGATTCATGTCGTGGTGGGCAACCACTAACCTCAGTACCTTATGCTGAAGCTGTGGATAAGTTGGGTGAAGAGTTTGAAGAAGGTCTTGAGACACATGATATTTGTGATATCACAGGACATGGTGGGAGTTGTGGAGTATAATGCATACCTATTGTTGTTATAAAGAAGAACTTCCTATTGAACTATGTAAGGGATTAGTGAACATAGGGAGAGAGTTAAATAAAGAAGAGGCGAAAGTCTTTAAAGAAGGTGATGATATTAAGATGCAGGAAGTTAGGAATAATAAAATAGCATGGTTAGAAAATCCTGAACTGACTAGTATCCTTCAGTTGTACGTAGAGAAAGCTAACGAAGAAGCAGGATGGAACTTTAATGTAAATTGTTTTGAAACTCCTCAAGTTTCTTTCTATGGTAAAGGACAGTTCTATGATTGGCATATGGATACAGGAGTAGAATTACCTTCTGATCCTTTTGTAAGAAAGTTGTCTGTCAGCATTACCCTAGAAGATACTTTTAAAGGAGGAGACTTTCAGGTACAGGATTGGGTACATCCTCAAGCTAGTAAAAAATTCTCTACTCTCAAGGACATGAGGAAGGCAGGTAGCATCGCTGTCTTTCCTTCCTTTATGTTTCATAGAGTAACCAAAGTAAAAGAAGGTGAACGATCTTCTCTAGTCTGTTGGTTTAGAGGGGAAAAATTTACTTAATTTTTTTTCTTGACAACTATTTTATAGTGTAGTAGGATGTACACGGTACGACCAATGTGGTGTACCTAATTAACTCGCTTAACAAAGGAGACTATAATGAGTTTAGAAACTAAAGGAGATTATATAGCCTATCTAAATAGAAACGCTAAGACAATCCAAGACTATATGTTAGGGTTTGCTATGGACGATATGTTCAAACGGCTACCAAGCAACCTTGGTTCTTTTCCTCCCCATGACTTAGAGAAAAAGGATACGATGTATAAACTTACTCTAGCTGTCGCAGGATATTCTAAAGAAAATATAAATATTAAGGTGAAAGATAATTTACTTACTCTCGAAGGAGAGAGAGAAGAAAATAATAGAGAGAATTACATAGTAACAGGCATTGCTGGACGTAGGTTTCGCAAATCATTTTCTCTATCTGATACAATGGAAGTAAGAGATGCTGATCTAAAGGATGGTCTTCTTACTATAACATTTGAAGAGGTTGTACCGGAAGAAGAAAAACCTAAAGTAATTGAGATAAAATAATTATAACACTAGGGGTGCATCAAAGTAAGATGCATCCCTTTTTATAAGGATAAGAAACTAAGATGAGTAGTATACCTACTGTATATATAGGTTATGATCCTAAAGAAAAAGTTTACTGTGACGTTCTTGAGTACAGTATAAATAAACATGCTTCTTCTCCTGTTAATATTGTCAGGTTAAAGCAGGACAGTGTTAGGCGTACAGGTTTGTACTGGAGAACCATGATAATTAAAGATGGTCAACAGGTAGATTCATTCGATGAAAAACCTTTCTCAACTGAGTTTAGTTTCACACGTTTTCTTGTACCTTTTCTAAATGTACATCAAGGACATGCCTTATTTATGGACTGTGATATGTATATGAGAGACGATATAAATAAACTATTTAAACTCTTCTCTTATAGAGATTTTTCTGTAGCTTGTGTACATCATAAGTACCAGCCTAATGACAAATATAAAATGGATAACAAATTACAACAAACTTATTTTAGAAAGAACTGGTCAAGCTTTATGTTATTTAACTGTGGTAATCCAGAACTAAATGAACTAACTGTATCTGATGTGAACACTAGTAGCGGAGGATGGTTACACGGTATGCATTGGGCAGAAAAAGTATCTAGCATATCTGAAGAATGGAACTGGCTTGATGGTCATTCGCATGAAGACGTTGATCCTAAGTGTGTGCATTTTACAACAGGTGGACCAATGTTCAGGAACTGGGAAGGCAAGAGAGAAATAGATAATCACTATGCAAAAGAGTGGAACGAACTATATAATGAAATGAGTACACTACTAGCTAATCCTAGATATGTACCGGGAGAATGAACAATATGACTAATTTTGTAACATCGTTTAGTGGAAAGAACTACGATACTTATGCTAAGAGTATGCTTGAGTCAGTAGTAGAACACTGGGAAGAAGATTTAAAACTAGTAGCTTACTATGATTCATGTAGTGAAGAACAGATTGAAGAGTTTCCTAAGTCACCTCTTATTGAATATAGGGACTTAGATTTAGTAGAAGATCGTACTAATTATCTTGAGCGTATGAAGCACCATGATGGTACAGAGAACGGTCAGATGGAATATAACTGGCGTATGGATGCATTGAAGTGGTGTCATAAAGTCTATGCCTTGACTGACTACTTCATGGAGATTTCTGAAGAAGAAGTTAAGGGCGGTTGGTTAATCTGGATGGATGCAGATGTCATCACTCATAACAAACTTAATGAAGATACTCTCTTCAAAGCTTTCCCTAAAGACTCAGAGTTAGTACATCTAGGTAGAAAAGATATTGACTTTAGTGAGACAGGCTTCATTGGTTTTAATCTTGACTATCAAATGCCTCACTACTTTCTTGCAGACATTCGAGGATGCTATGACATTGGAGAAGTAATAGCGTATCGTGAATGGACTGATGCATTCATTATGACTAGGTTTATTAACATCTATGCAGCACATGGTATGAAGGTACATAACCTTACACCAGAAGCTAAAGGACTAGCTGTCTTTGAGCAGTCTAACCTAAATGAATTTATGATGCACTACAAAGGTAATCGTAAGAATGAAGTTATGTCTGAGCAAGGCTTTTCACAGGACGTAGTACTGCCTCGTTACGGACAGCTTGCTACGATGGTACGTGCTTATGAACCTGATAAGATTGTAGAGATTGGTACATGGAATGGTGGCAGGGCGATTGAGATGGCGCTTGCTTCTTTTGAAAAGAGGGATGACTTTCACTACATTGGTTTTGATTTGTTTGAAGAAGCTACTAATGAAACCGATAAGCTTGAACTAAATATTAAACAACACAATACTTATAAGGCAGTCTTTGATCGACTCACTGAGTTTGCAGAGAAGATGAAAGAGAAGGATAAAACATTTACCTTTAAACTACATAAGGGTAATTCTCGTGATACACTCAAGAAAGCTAAGAAAGAATTAAAGAAAATTCCTTTTGCTTTTATTGATGGTGGACATAGTGAAGACACAATCAAAAGTGATTACGATAATCTAAAGCATATCCCTGTCATTGTCTTCGATGACTTCTATTCTAAGGATCAGAATGGACACACAGTATCGCAAGAAAAGGTAGGAGTTAATAAGCTTATCCGTGATGAGATGGAAGGTAAGCGTATGCATGTGCTACCATCTCAAGATAAAGTATCTGGTGGTGGTCTTGTCCACCTAGCTGTACTGCTTAACAATGCAGACTTGCCAGACATTCCTATTGAACTAAGGCGTATCCCTATTATCGTACACCCTAAAGACTGTGTACCTAAAGACGATATTGTTGAAAACATCAATGCTAATCTAAATCTTATAGACAATTGGGATAGTGTACAACAGTACTACCCTCATTCAGAAGCTGCTATCATTGTTTCTGGTGGATCGTCCATTGACTTTGATAAGCTGAAAGAACTACAAGCAGAAACAAATGGTAAGATAATCTGTGTTAAGCATAGCTATCCTAAACTACTAGAGGCTGGCATAAAGCCTTGGGGTTGTGTTATACTTGATCCTCGTACTATTGATGGTGAGAGTACACATGGTATAGTTCGTAAAAGTTTGTTTGAAACTATTGATCCTTCAACTAAATTCTTTATAGCATCTATGACAGAACCTTCTGTCACTGAATATATTTTAGAACGAACATCTAATATATATGGATGGCACGCTTATTCTGAAGCTATTAAAAACAGAGTGAATAACAAAGCGGACTATCCTGAAGAGGAACAGATACAGATAAGTGATGACGTAACCTTTGTTACTGGTGGTACTTGTGCAGCTATGCGAGCGATTGGTATGTTCCATATCTTTGGGTTTAGACACTTCCATCTCTTTGGTTTTGATTGTTCTGTCCCTGAAGTATCTGAAGAAGAACAAAAAGAAACTCTCTTTGATGGTAAAACTAAGTACATGAAAGTAGAGATTAATGAAAAAGAATTTTGGACTACAGGAGAACTGTTAGCAATGGCACAAGATTGTGAACAGTTGTTTGATGCACCTCAAATAGATATGGGTGTAGAGTTTTATACTAAGCACGATACACTAGCTAACCAAGTCTATCTGACATCACGACATGGTAATAAAACTTACTATAATAATACATTTAAATCTTAAAGAAAGGAACTGATTATGCTAGAAACTTTAACAAGTAATAAAGGGACATCAATAGAAAAAACAAGACCTAATCAATATGATGTAAACTCTCAACTTAAAGGGAGATTTTCATTACTTAATCCTGTCTTTGATAAAGTTAGACCGGACACACAAGTTACAGCATTAAACACATTACAAAAAGCTAGAGATTATAACACCCTTGCAGGAAACCCAAATATTACACGAGATATGATAATGGAT